CTAAAGCTGCTGGTCCAGAGTCAATCAAACCAAAGACTCCAAATCCTCTTCTAAAGGACAAGAGTATTGAGAGAATGCAACAAGCATCTCAAATGAGACAAAAGGGTGCTAATGTTACTAGTGATATGATTAGTGACAAATCAGTGAAAGCTCCTGCACCAAAACCACAAATGAGTGCAAGAGCACAAGCACTCAAGGCAGGTGGCCCTGCGGGTGGTGCAAGAGAGAGAATGCTCAATCAAGGTGTTGACATCTTTGATCTAGTCAAAGGTCACCTTCTAGATGAAGGTTATGCAGAGACTGAAGAGAACGCAGTCGCAATGATGGCAAACATGAGTGAAGAGTGGAGAGAGACCATCATCATGGAACTCACCGGTGGTAAAGGTCATCCTGGTTACAAGGCTGGTTCAAAGGATCATGGAGATCTTGAGGATCATCCTGCTGCAGGTAAAAAAGGTGGTGTTCTAAGTCCTCGTTATGGACATCATCTCGGTGACATGGATGATGAAGATGAAGATGAAGATGATCTTGAGTCTACCGTTAAGCAACAATCAAGAGATAGTAGAGAAAGAACTAGAAAACCTTTGAGAGATAAGGTTAAGGCAGCAAGAAAGAAAATGACAAAAGAGGGTATTGAACTAGAAGATATCCTTGCTCTCAGTAGAAGAATGGAAAAAGTTTACGAAGCACAACACGCTCGTGAAAATCCAGAAAAACATGAAGAAGAGTCCGAGAAAGAGGACGAAAAGAAGTACGGAAAAGTCCGTGGTGAAAAAACTCCTATGCCACCAAGAGGTGACAAGCGTAGAGAAGCGTTTGAAAAGTGGTACGCGACACAGATGGGTCGCTGATACGATCTGAAATAATTATCGGGGGGTAGCTACCCCCCTTTTTTTATATCTAAATAAATTTTAGTGATATAAATTTTAATGATTAAAAAACTTTGGAATATTATTTCTAATTGGAAGAGAAAAAGGGATTTTAATAAAAGGATTAAAAAATTACAAAAAAGAGATCCATTTATTTACAAATGATAACCTGGGGAATATCGTCAGAGAGCCATAATGCTGCACTTTCTGTTTTTGTTAATGATACTCTTGTTTTTGCTAGTGAAAGTGAGAGGTTTAGTGGCATAAAAAATGATCCAGAGCTGAATGATGATATAATTAAATATGCATTGAAGTTTGGGAAACCAGAACTAGTTTGTTGGTATGAGAACCCATATAAGAAAACACTTAGACAACTTCTTGCGGGACAAGGATGGATCCAAAACGTCAAGAAGTATGTTGATGTTCCAATCAAGTATTATGATCATCACTATACTCATGCTTGTGCTGGTTATTTCACCAGTAAGTTTGATGAATGTTGTGTGGTGGTTATTGATGCTATAGGTGAATTCCAAACACTTACGATTTGGGAAGCGAAAGGTAATAAATTAAAACTTAAATTTCAACGTAAGTATCCGCACAGCGTCGGACTTTGGTACTCTACAATGACGCAAAGGTGTGGATTAAAACCAAATGAAGAAGAATACATCCTCATGGGTATGTCTGCTTATGGGGATAAGAGAGTTTGTGAAGATGCAATCTATGATGATTTTATAGGATGGAGAACATCAACCTTTAAGAAGAATTTGCATAGAGGATGTTCTGATTGGAGACCTGATATAAAAAATAATTTTGATATTGCTGCTGCAACTCAGAGCATTTATGAAACGATGTTTAGAGATATTATACAAAGAGCATCTACAATTGTTAAGAGTAAAAACTTAGTTCTGATGGGTGGATGTGCATTGAATTGTGTTGCAAATCCAATTGCATATTATTACTTTGATAATGTGTGGATTATGCCTGCACCTGGAGATAATGGTTCTGCAATTGGTGCGGTACTTGCACACAAAAAGAAACATATTGACTGGCATGGGCCATATCTTGGATATTACATTAGACCAGTTGCATCAAACGAAGAGATAGTAGATCATCTACTGGATCATGGTCTCTGTGGGGTCGCCAGAGGTCGTGCAGAGTTCGGTCCTAGAGCATTAGGTAATCGTAGTCTACTTGCAGATCCTAGAGATCATCGGATTAAATCAATGGTCAATGACATAAAACAGAGACAACAGTTCAGACCATTCGCTCCTGTGATTATGGAAGAGTATGTTGAACAATATTTCAGAATGCCTATGGGATCTTCTCCTTATATGCAATATGCGGTTAGATGTAAACAGTCTAAAAAGTTCCCTGCGATTGTTCATATAGATAAGACAAGTAGAGTTCAAACTGTTAATAGGAAACAGAATGCAGAACTTTATGATCTTTTAAAATTGTGGAATGAGAAAACTGGTTGTCCAATGTTGTTGAATACTAGTTTGAATATTAAAGGAAAACCAATGGTCAATGATGAAAATCATTGTAAGGATTGGGAAAATATGTATGGAGTTAAAGTATTTTCATGAAAAGAATATTGCTTGCTTTTGGTGATAGTCATACTGCTGGGTCCGAAATAGAAGAACAATATCAACCATCTTGTTATGGTAAGGCTTATTCATCACATATTGCCAGACATTATGGATTAGCTTACGAAAATTTTGCTGTTCCTGGCGGTAGTAATGATTGGGTAATTCGTCAATTTATGATAAGAATACATAAGGCCATAATAAAAAATGAATCCGTATTTGTATTATGCAATTTTTGTGAACCTTCAAGAACTTATGTGAAACTGCCAGGCAAAATACTACATTGCACTCCTTCGGTATTATTGCAAGATGAAACTACTGTTGAAAAACTTAGAGTAGATGAAGAATTCTTACCGTACTATGCAAATTACGTTCTAACAAATGATGATAATTTTTTAAATTTTAAATCCCTGTCTCAGATTCTTATAGTCCAAAGTATATGTGAACAGTACAATATACCATATGTATTTCATACGAGTTTTACTTGGTATGAGGGGAATTGGGATTTAATCAATAAGAGAAATTTTTTTGGCCATCATAACACAGAAACCAAGATATATGATAGATTAAGATCAAATAATGCATATGCCTCATATTCATACTGGGGGAAAGCCTTGCATGATGAGAATTGGAAACCTCTCATCAAACAAGAAAGATGGTCAAAACATTTGCCCGAAGAATATCATAAATTTTGGGCTGAAACATTGATCAACTTTATTGATGAACAGGGGATACTTGACACGGCCACCAAATCTGAATAGAATAACTCTGTCCGGGTTCAAAGGATAAATAAGGCTCATATAATTTTAAAAGCTTTATGAGCTATGAAAACCCTTGGCTCTACAATGGAGAGGTTTTTGAGTCTGATCATATTCAAGATCATTTTGGTTTTGTTTATCGCATTGACTGCATTGAAAATAATCGGAGCTACTTTGGGAGAAAGTATTTCTGGAGTTTCCGAAAGAAAAAGGGTGCTAGTAGAAGAAGTAAATCGGAGTCTGATTGGAAAAAGTATTATGGATCCTGCCCAGAACTTAAAGAAGATGTAAAGAAGTTTGGAAAAGATAAGTTTAAGAGAACAATTATATCCTTACATGATACTGTAGGTAAAACAAACTACGAGGAGACCCGTCAGTTATTCCTGAACAACGTCCTGACCGAATCCCTTGACAATGGGGAACCGAGATACTACAATAGCAATGTTCTTGGTCGTTACTACAGGAAGGATTACTTTCATGGAAAATCAGCTAATTGACAACGTTGAAAATCTAAAGGATAGTATCATTGACCGGCTTCATTATCTTGCAGAGATTGGGGATTACCTGAATGCTTGTGCAGTTTATGAAGAATTCCGAGAAACGATGGTGGAACAAACTGTAAGTGATTTTTAGTAACAAAACTAAATAATCACTTATGATGATCTTCGTCATGAGAATTTGAAGTGACAATTAGAGCCGTGGGCACTGCCCCTGAGAAGGGGAACCTCTCCTTTGCCTATACGGATGTAGAGTTCAATTTAATTTAGTGCAAAACATCTTTACTGTAGCCTTGCCCCTTTTGGCATCGGTTACAACCACAACGGCATCACTGCCATTCGTCAACTACAAGATGCAGGGGCCTCCCCCTCCAGTTGAAAAAGTACCATTCTCTGTTATTAAAGAGTTTGATCTTGTAGATGAAAAGAAGACAGCAATCCGCGAGGTTGCATTACCCAAGCCAAAAGAAAAAAGGCTAATTTGTAAGGGGTGTAATGAACATGAGAATGCTACCCTGGCATACTTCCAGGATCGTGGTATTAAAGACAGAAACGCCCTTGCTACCATCATGGGTAACATTAGGCAAGAATCAACATTCGTACCTAACATCTGTGAAGGTGGCGCAAGGACCAGTTACCAAGGCTGCCGTTGGGGTGGTTATGGTCTGATCCAATGGACATCTGCCAATCGTTATCATGGATTAGGTGAATTTGCTAAAAAGTATGGTGGTTCTCCATCATCACTTGAAACGCAACTTCGTTATCTAACGACTGAAGTTCAATGGCAACGTATCGTAGACCGTATGAAAACTCCTGGTAAGTCTATTGATCGTTACATGAACTATGCGTATAGTTGGATTGGTTGGGGGCATCATGGTGCTCGTACATCGTATGCCTATGATTATGCCAACCGACTGATCACGGTAGAAGTGTAAAACAGAATAGGAGGGAGGGGTTGACAATACTTCTCCCCCACTCTATACTCTAAATATGGAGAGATGACCGAGTGGTTTAAGGTGCAGACCTGGAAAGTCTGTGTGGGGGTAACTTCACCGAGGGTTCGAATCCCTCTTTCTCCGCCTTGGGTAGGTGTCCGAGTGGTTAATGGAAGCGGACTGTAAATCCGCCGGCTCCGCCTTCGGGGGTTCGAATCCCTCCCTGCCCACCTCTGGGATATTAACTCAGCGGTAGAGTATCCGGCTTTTAACCGGTTAGTCCTCGGTTCGAATCCGAGATATCCCATGAGGGAAATTAGCTCAGGTGGTTAGAGCGCACCCCTGATAAGGGTGAGGTCACTGGTTCAAGTCCAGTATTTCCCACTTGACAATCAAATCTTTTACTGGTATGATTGTCTTATGTCTCAGTAGCTCAGTGGAATAGAGCAACCGCCTTCTAAGCGGTCGGTCGTTGGTTCGAATCCAACCTGAGACGTTGGAGATTTATTCTCCATATATAAAAGTGATAGAGGGTAAACCTCTGTTATATCCTTATGAGATGTATTACGTTTACTCCATCATTCCTCTGTAGCTCAGCGGTAGAGCTATCGGCTGTTAACCGATCGGTCGCTGGTTCGAATCCAGCCGGGGGAGTTGATAGGGTTGGAAATGTCCGATTCTATCATATCTTCACTGCCTTCTAATGCAGTGAAAATTGCAGAAAGTGTCTTCTGCGGGTGGTGGACACTCACTACTCATTTGTCGATGTGGCGGAATTGGTATACGCGCTGGGTTTAGGTTCCAGTGGAGCAATCCATGAAGGTTCAAGTCCTTTCATCGACACTTGACAATTGAAACTATATAGTTTATAATTGTCTTATGCGGAATTAGTTCAGTGGTAGAACGCCATCCTTCCAAGTTGGATGTCACCGGTTCGAATCCGGTATTCCGCTCTCGGGAGATTAACTCAGCGGTAGAGTGCGCTCCTTACAAGTGTGAAGTCACTGGTTCGAATCCAGTATCTCCCATTCTAAAATAGAAAAAATGAATATCAATGTTTATGATAAATTTGGTGAAGTAAGTAAGGTAATTGATCTTAAGGATTCTATCGAATATGTTGATGGTAGAGTTTATAAGGGGAATAAATTTTATTATAAAGGCGTAGGAGTACCTTATCAATTTCATCATATTCATCCAGATGATACAACTGATGAATATGATTTTATTGAAACATGTGATGTTTTTTATATTGGTAATTTAGTTTCAAAAAAAGTCTTTGCAGGAAAGACTGGAATTTTTCAGGAAAAATATCAAACTCATTTCACTGATTGGATTGGGGCTTGTGGTATTAAAGAACTGAATATATTTGAAAATCTTTATGATGAGAATGGATTTGAATTCAATGCTATTGAGGTTTTTGGATACGAAACCATTGACGAAAAGGAACAACAGTATTATTTAAAAGTAGATTATCCGGAAGGTAGAAACAATTATTTAACTAATCCAGAACCCAAAAAACTTAGACTCCTTTTGGATTACATGATTCAAAATGACTGGAATTTTCCTTGGGATAAAAATTGTTTAACAGATATCAACTCACAATCTAAAATAACCGATGTAGCTGATATTTTTAAATCTTCGGAAATATCACATAAAATTGGAACAGTCTATGCTTTACTGCATAGTCTTTATCAAAATGACGAATATGCATATTTACAATTTTGCGAAGCAAATTCTTTAATGCACTATAATAGAATGAGTTTTATTTTTAACACTCTTTCTATTCTTCAGTCCAATAATATAGATGTTAGTTATTTGTATAAAACAACTCCTGTTGAAACATATAAACATATAATTTATAATTATTTGGTTGTTGGTAAAAATTGTGGATTTTGTGGGGTTGGTAGTTGTAAAGGTAGAAAAGACTCAAACCAATCATATGGAGAAGAAATACGAAATGAATATCTTAAAATATCAAAGATTCAATTGAAGTTATAAATATTTCAAAAAGAGTATAATGGAAAAACTTTTTAAACTTCTAAGTGATACACAAGCTTCTCTTTTTGTCTTATTTCATAAGACATGGGCTTATCATTGGAATGTAGTAGGAGAAGATTTTCCACAACTTCACACTCTCTTTGGTGGACAATACGAAACTATGTTTGAAGAAATTGATCGTATTTCCGAACACATGAGGTTTTTGAATGTCAAACCACTCAATAGTTTAGAAAGAATTGTAGAAGTTTCCAAAGTAAAAACTGGACAAAGTACAACAGATTGTCATAAAATGGTTAAAGATCTGTTGAAATCAAACCAAGATTTCTGTAACCTTCTTACTGAAGTAGCTGAAGAAGCTGATGCACAGAAGTCAAGAGGAACTTCAAATCTTGCTGATGATCTAAATGAGTCACATGGAAAATTCGTTTGGATGTTGCGTTCATATATGGAGACTTCTCCTGGATTGACTAAGGAAGAAACTACTGAAGAAACTAAGGAAGAAACTACTGAAGAATAATTGAGGTATTGGACCATGTTAAGAGTAAGATGTAAGGTGTGTAACACCGAGTTGGAGTCTCATCCAACAAAATCAGTTTGTTGTGGATGTGATAACATGACACTTGTAAAAGGTGACACTATTACAGCTGTTGACTTAAATCAAGTTATCATGTTAAACTCTATAAAAGAAAATAAAAACTCTGGAGTACTCAGTGCTTCAGATCTTGCATATCAAGAATCCAGGAGAGCTCGTAAAGTTCGTAAACTGGATTTTGAAATCCGATAGGAAGTGTGGCAGAGCGGTTTAATGCAGGGGATTGCTAATCCCCCGATGCACTTAATGTGTATCCGTTGGTTCAAATCCAACCACTTCCGTTGGAAAGGTGGCCGAGTGGTTTAAGGCAACTGTCTTGAAAACAGTCGATGTGAAAGCATCCGGAGGTTCGAATCCTCTCCTTTCCGTTTAGAATTATTACAAATTTAATTATTGCTTAATCAGTGTTACGAGTTGAACACATAAGGTTGCCGTTAGAGCTTCCGTGATTAGTATATAATTATGTACAAGTTAATACCTCATGGATCAACATACCTACGATAATTGGGTGAAGATCAAAGAGACCTTTGAGGCCTCAGGTAATCTAAACAATATGTTCTATAAAAGAGCATGTGAAATTGTAAAAACACGAAGAGATCCTTTAGCGAAGTTTCTTGGAGACGAAAAATGATGGAACCTTTTGATGAAGAGTATGTAAGTCGATCTGAAGTTCAGGAGATGATTGATGCTGCTATACGAAGGCACAATAGAAATGCTTCCATTATTTCTATGTGCGTTGGTTGGGTGGTCCTTGCTTTATTTGCTGAAGGATTGCTAAGACTTATTGGTGTTATTCCCCCCGTACTACCATGGCTCAACATTACCCTGAAATAATAGGTATCGTTTTTCTATTAGTATTTGCTGGTACAATGTTCTATCAAGGGACATGTATTATGAGAGGTAAAAGGGGATATTCTCTTCGTGATTATTTGAAACAAGACAGTTCAAATATGCGTAAAAGAATAGAAGAACTACTCAAAGATAAATGACCATTTTAACTGAAGAAGATTTAAAAGAACTACAAGAAAGAGTTCTTCAACAAAAAATGAATGAACTCTTTGAAGAACCATGCACCTATGAAGATGACGACGAATGATTGGTTGATTTTTATCAACTTTGTATCTGATATGCTTTACATGCTTATTGCATTCATGTGCGGCCTTATTATTGGTTACATAGTAGGATTTCGTAACGGGGGAGATATGTGATGAATAGTCTGACTCTATATACTTTGGTCATATTTGGAACCATAGGACTATTTGTTTTTTGGGGATTGACCCATGCCTATCCTTTTTAAGAAAAAACATGAGAATATTTTTAGACACTGCAGAAGTTGACATGATCCGGCCAGTTTATGAAACTGGCCTTTTGAATGGAGTAACGACAAATCCAACTTTAATTAAAAAGAGTGGTCGTGATCCAATCGAAGTCATTAAAGAAATTCAATCTACATTTCCGCAATTAGAATCAATCTCTGCAGAGGTTGTTGCTGATACTGCAGAGGAAATGATTGATCAAGCAAACGCATTTCAAGGACTTTGGAACGTTACTATCAAAGTTCCCTGTACTGTAGAAGGTCTTAAGGCCTGTCTTGCACTTACCATTGCTGGTTATAAGGTCAATGTGACTTTGGTGTTCTCAGTCGCACAGGCAATCCTTGCAGAGAAGGCTGGAGCTGCATATATCTCACCATTCGTTGGTAGGTGGGAAGATAACTCTGTAGATGGTCTTGAACTTATCAAGAACATTCGTGAAGTATACACTGGAAATGGTAGGTTCACTACCACCCAGATTCTTGGTGCATCAGTTCGTGATGTACGACAAGTTGAGAAGTGTGCCTTGTTTGGTGCTGATGTGGTAACTATTCCACCAGTAGTTTTCTGGGGTATGTATAAAAACATTATGACAGAGAAAGGTCTAGAACAATTCCAGAAAGACTGGGATTCGGTTCAAAAACAAAACTAATCGGAGTAAAAAATGAAGGAATTCACATTTACCGAAGAACAAGTCA